CAACCCGAATATCACCGTAAACCCAGAGGTTTCAATCAATCCAACGATTACACCTAACGTATCGTTAAGCCCACGGGTGTCTGTAATGCCTAATATATCGATCACTCCAAATATATCTCTTGCTGGGGTCGGGCAAAACCCATTCGCTGAAATGTTCAATAAGCCAATGCAGGCGTATGTGGTCAACCAACAAATGAACAATAACAATATGCTGGAGCGCAGAATCCGTACCAGCTCAAATTTCGGAGGATGAAGTATTACGAATTAGTGCTTGAAAACGAGCAGTTTATGGGGGTGAACGCTATTTCGGTAGTGGAGAACCCAGCAATCGAGGAGGAGTTTGTAGCCCTCTCCGCACAACAGGTGTCGTTCGCCATCCAAAACGAGGAGAAGCGTATCATCATCGGGCCAGTCCTAATCCCGAACAAACCTATCTACCGCAAGGATGACAAGACGGGCGAGGAGTATTATGTCTTCTTTACGGACAAAACCATCCGCCAGTCGGCTGAACTGTTCCTCAAGAAAGGTCTTCAAGCGTCTACCACCACGGAGCATTCGCAACAGGTGAGCGGAGTCACGACCATCGAGCAATGGATTATTGAAGACGAGGTACACGACAAGTCACGCAAGTACGGAATGAACTACCCAATCGGTACTTGGATGCAGACCCGCAAGGTCGACAACGACAAGGTGTGGGAGGACGTCAAGGCGGGCAAGTACAAGGGCTACTCCATCGAGGGATGGTTCGCACATAAGCCATCGTTGGAAGTGGCGATGAGTTCAATGGCCGAGATCGAGGAGCAAGAGGCGGAACACCTCGTGGAACTGTACGTTCTCGGAGCCGTCAAGGGAATCCTAAAAAAAGACAAGCGAGTAAAGGCAGGCCAACGGGTAGTCATGGAATCATATTCTGACTACCCCGAGGCCGTGCGTAACAACGCAAAGCGGGGCATTGAACTGAACGAGAAAGGCGGCAACAAGTGCGCAACGAGTGTGGGCAAAATTCGTGCAGCCACCCTCGCAGAAGGCCGTGCCATCTCATTTGACACCGTGAAGCGGATGTTCTCCTACCTATCAAGAGCCGAGGAATACTACGATGAGAGCGACTCATCCGCCTGCGGTACCATCTCCTATCTGCTATGGGGTGGACTGGCTGCAAAGCGTTGGGCAGAATCTAAAATCAACGAGAATGAAAAACAATCCTAAACCACCCGTACCACCCAACTCAAGGCGTGGATGTCTGTGCAAAGACGAAACCTACTCCCGCAAGTGCTGCGACCCCAATGACCAATGGGCGCAAGGCATCGGATTCATCGGAGGCAAAAATACCCAAAACCCCTAATCTCTAATTATTATAGTATGAATTTGAATGACATCTTCAAAAAAATTGAGTTCGCTCTGCAACCCGAAGCGGTTGCCCTTGCGAGCGCAAAATTAGCTGATGGTACTTTGGTGGAAGCCGAAGTTCTTGAAGCAGGTCAAAACATCTTCCTAATCGGAAGCGAAGGCGAGAAGGTGGCAGTCCCAGTAGGTGAATACCAAATGGAGGACGGTCGCATCTTGGTCGTTACGGAAGAAGGCGTGATTGCCGAAATCAAAGAGAAGGCAGAAGAAGCAGAGCAGGAAGTGACCATCGAGGTCGAGGCCGCTGCTGAACCTACCCTTCCCGAGATGATGGCGATGATTCAATCCCTCAAAGAGGAGGTTGAAATGATGAAGGCAGAAATGGGCAACAAAGAAGAAATGTCCGTAGAAGCCGCAAAAGAGGAGGAAGTTAAAGAGGTGGTTATGGCCGCAGAGAAGCCCATCGTGGCTGCCCCTGTCGAGGTTAAACCCGAACTGAAATTCCAAATCGGTGCGAAGCGTACTGCGACAACCGCAGACCGAGTGTTCAACAAATTATTCAACTAACCCCCAATATAGACAATGGCAACGACCACTTCTATTACGACCACTTACGCTGGTCAATTTGCAGGCCAGTACATCTCTGCTGCCCTGTTGAGCGGTGACACCATCGCAAAAGGCGGCTTGACCGTCAAGCCAAACATCAAATTCAAAGAAGTAATCAAGCGAGTTGAGCTGGATGGTATCGTAAAAGACCAGACCTGCGACTTCACCGACACTTCCACCTTGACCTTGACCGAGCGCATCTTGCAGCCCGAGTTCTTGCAGGTTAACTTGCAGTTGTGTAAGAGCGACTTCGAGAGCGATTGGGAAGCCATCCAAATGGGCTACTCCGCTTTTGACGTATTGCCAAAGAATTTCGTTGACTACTTCATCGCCTACAACTCTGCAAAGGTTGCCGAGTGGATCGAGCAGAAAATCTGGACTGGTGCTACTGCCAGCGCAGGTGAGTTCAACGGCTTCCAAGCTTTGTTGGCTGCCGATTCAACTGTGATTGACGTGACTGCCGTTACCGCTGGGGTATCTGCTTCCAACGTCATCACGGAGCTTGGTCGTGTCGTTGACGCAATCCCGACCGACTTGTTCGGTAAGGAGGACTTGTACATCTACATCCCTACCAACGTGATGAAGGCCTACGTCCGTGCATTGGGCGGATTCGGTGCTTCTGGCTTGGGTGCTGCGGGTGTGGACTCTAAAGGTTCAACGTGGTTCAACAATCAAGAGCTGATGTTCGAAGGCATCAAGTTGTTCCACGCTCCTGGTCTTGGTTCAAACAAAATGGTTGCAGGTCAGAAGTCAAACTTGTACTTCGGTACTGGCTTGTTGTCCGACACCAACGAGGTGAAGGTTCTGGATATGGGCGACTTGGACGGCTCGAAGAACGTACGCTTCATTATGCGTATGACTGCTGGTGTTCAGTTTGGAGTAGGTGCCGACTTGGTATACTACGCCTAATTACTGAAAGATGACGCAAGGGGAGGGCTTGGGTAGAACGCCCTCGTCCTCCCTTTTGTGTTTGAAGTGTTCAAATTCGTTGATTGGAAAGCAAAGAAAATTCTGCACCGACAGCTGTAAGCAATCGTACAGATACATAACGAAAGGAATAACCCGCCCGAAAGATGTCTACCGAAAGCACAAGAAAGAGATTTGCGAAATGTGTGGATTTCTTCCTGTCCACGCTTGCCAGCTTGATGTCGACCATATAGACGGCAACCGCCACAACCACGATTTGAGCAACCTGCAAACACTTTGCGCCAACTGTCACCGATTAAAAACTCACATTTCTAACGATTACAAAAAATAAATAACTATGCCTTGTTCATTAACACTCGGCCGTATTGAGCCGTGCAAAGACCAAGTAGGAGGACTGAATGCGGTCTACTTCATCAACTCCATCGACTTGGCACAAATTTCCTACGACACCGCTGACACGGATGTCATTGACCAATTGGCCACAACTGCCACGAGTGCCTACAAGTACGACTTGAAAGGTACCTCCAATTTTGAGCAGGCCATCACTTCCTCTCGTGACAACGGCACGACCTTCTTTGAGCAGGTCTTGAACATTGTTCTGAAGAAGCAAGATGCCGACACCCACAAAGAGGTGAAGTTGCTCGCTTGGGCAAAGCCCGTAGTCATCGTTGAAGACAACAACGGCAACTCTTGGGTGATGGGATTGGAACACGGTTCAGAAGTAACGGGTGGTTCTATCGTAACTGGTTCTGCAATGGGAGATTTTACGGGATACAACTTGACCTTGACAGGACAAGAGCGTGTACCTGCAAACTTCCTGCTCGGAGCGGTTGCAAATAACCCGTTCGCTGGATTGTTAGGCACCAAACCAACAATCGTAGTTGGGTCATAATTAGACCAACGGGACGTGAGAGGGGGCTTCGGCCCCCTTTCTTTTTTCACATAAGTCCCACTTCGTGGTTATATATGTATGACTTTCGTATCATACAATACCAACAACACTATCACTCTGCCCGTGCGTGACTGGCAAGTGGGGGTTGACACCCTCGCAGGGTACAACTCAACGTGGCGAGTTCAGATGGTTCTCTACTCAAAAGACGGCAGGACAAACACCATCTACAACGTGACCTCCCCTACCTTTGACAAGGACACTCGTGAGTTCACGTTCACATATAATACCACGCCACTTGATGCCGAGGTAGTGTATATGATTCGCCTTACGGAGCAGACCTTCAATGTAGTTTGGACAAACACCAAGATACTTGCATTCGATCGTTTGCTGATGCTTCCGAGTGGTCAAACAACAAGCACCTATCAACCCGTCCTCCCGACAGTAGAGGAGACAATGGACAATCAGTTCAAGATTTATGGAGAATAACATTCGCCTCGTTCAGTTTGATTCCTACGTTGCCCCTGCAATCGTGGAGAACCCCCGCCTTGATTGGGTGGAATATGGGGATGACAACAACTACTACCAGTATTTGATTGACCGCAGGAACGGCTCCGCCACAAACAACGCAGTCATCACGGGGATTGTGGATATGATATACGGCAAGGGGCTTGACGCTACCGATTCTGCCTCTAATCCATCCGCCTTCCTTGAGTTGCGGAGGTTGATCTCGGACGAGTGCGCCTACCGCTTTGCGAATGATGTCTACTGGCTCGGCAACGGTGCGCTGCAGGTGTTGTGGAATGCTGACAAATCAGCAATCGCAGAGGTGACGCATATGCCCGTACAGACCTTAAGAGCGGAGAAGTGCGACCAAGAGGGGGAAATCAACGCCTACTATTATGCGTGGGATTGGCAGAAGGTTCGGAACCGTACTGGAGTGCAACGCATCGCTGCTTTCGGGCAGTCCAACGAGAAGCGTGAAATCTTCTACTACCGCCCGTATGCTGCGGGTTCCTACTACTACTCCCCCCCTCGTTACTTGGCGGCTCTTCCGTATGCGGAATTGGAGGAGGAGATTGCGAACTACCACATCAACAATATCAAGAACGGACTTGCTCCGTCAATGATAATCAACTTCAATAACGGAATCCCCCCGCAGGAGGAGCAGGACAATATCAACTCTACCATCGCACAGAAGTGGCAAGGTAGCACCAATGCAGGTCGTTGGATTCTTGCGTTTAACGATGACAGTACAAAGGCGGCTACGATCGAGCCAGTCACCCTGTCGGACGCCCACTTGCAGTACGAGTTCCTTTCTCGGGAGTCGGCTCAAAAAGTTCTGGTGGGTCACCGCATCACGTCTCCGATGCTCTTTGGTATCAAGGACAACACGGGATTGGGTAGCAATGCTGACGAAATCAAGAACGCATACTTGCTTTTGGATAACACGGTCATCCGTCCTATCCAGATGGGCATCTTGAATGCGTTTGACGAGCTGCTTGCGGTGAACAATGTCTCTTTGAATTTGTACTTCAAGTCGCTTTCTCCGATGGAGTTCAACGACATCAAGGTCACGGACTCAACAACAATCGAAGAAGAGACAGGTGTGAAGGAAGCCGACCAAGTCACGAGCGAGGTTGTGTCTACCGTGAACGAGGAAATCGCCCAAAAGGAGGCATCGTACAACGGAGCGCAGATTGCGTCCTCGCTGGACATTATGCGAGCCGTACAGGAGAACGTACTGACCCAAGACCAAGCAATCACCTTCCTTGTGCAGATGTTGCAATTTGAGCCGTCTGTTGCGAAGGCGTTGTTCGCTGGCAATTCGTCAGCGGTCATCACGCAAATGAAGTCGCAAAAAAAGCTTGAAGCATCAGCCCCTGCCTCCGAGGAGTTGGTGCGTGAATTGACCTCGCTTGGAGAAGACGAGGATTTGGAGGAGTGGGAACTGGTCGGTGACGAGGTGCTTTCAGAGCAAGATATTGTCAAGATGCGGGAGGTGAACTTCGCATCCACAGGAAGCGCATTTCCGAACGCCAAGAGCGCACAAGATGGCGTGACGAAGGAAGGGTTCAAATACAAGGTTCGGTACGCTTACGCAGGCGAAAACACGGGTGAGCGGGCTTTCTGTAGTTTGATGTTGAAAGCCAAGAAAATCTACCGCTTTGAGGACATTGACGCTATGAAGGAAAAGGACGTGAACCCTGGGTTTGGTGAAGGCGGTTCCGCCACCTACGATATTCTCCTGTACAAAGGCGGCCCGAACTGTCATCACTTCTGGATGCGGAAGACGTATCTCTCAAGAGCGAAGGGAGCAACACCCGATCCCAAGAACCCACGTTCAGAAGTGAGCGTCAACGACCTCCGCAAGTTGGGAGTGAAGTTACCCGTCAATGATTCATTGGTTGCAAAACCACCTATCTCCCAAGATTACAGAGGGTATACGCCCGAGTACGCAAAAAAGATAGGCATCCCCAAATAAGGTTATATAAGTATGTATCCCCTATTCATTTCCCCCGATGACCTCGTAAAGAGAACCGCTATCAACGGCAATGTTGACCGTGACCAGATGGTTCAGTTCATCAAGATAGCGCAAGACCTGCACATCCAAGCCCTCGTTGGTACGGCTCTTTACAACAAGCTGAAGAGTGACGTCTTGGCGTCTACCCTTACGGGCAACTACGAGACGCTGATGACTGACTATGTCCAAGACGTCTTGGTTCACTACGCAATGGTAGAGATACTTCCGTTCCTTGCGTACAAGGTGAGCAACGGTGGTGTGTTCAAAAAGCAGAGCGAGAACTCCGAAGGCATCGACAAGAGCGAATTGGAATTTTTAATCCAGAAGGAGCGAGATACTGCTGAACACTACGGAAGACGCTTGGTGTCGTACTTGACTTTCTACGGATCGCTTACCCCAGAGTATTATGAAAACCAAAACGGACAAATGTACCCAACTGATGGCCAGTCGTTCCACGGTTGGTACTTATAAGGTGAAGCCAGAAAACGAAGTTAAACTGATAAACTTTTTGAAGGAGAATGGCAAGTCCAAATAACGACATCCAATGGG